AACAGAAATCATGGAATTCTTGATGTTCTGTCTAGACCAGTGTTGCTCACTAATTCTAGTTCTTTGTGGTCTACTGCAAAGAATAGGAATGAACCGCCCACTGAATCTTTAGCAAATTCAGTATTTTCTTTTCCCTCAGCAATTTTGAATAGATCTCAAAACATTGTTAAGAAGCTAGAAGGTTTTACTTACTTTCGTGCCAATGTTAAGGTTAGGGTCATGGTGAATGCCCAAGCATTCTCACAAGGCAAGCTCTGGATTTGGTTTTCACCCTATGAACTTGCTTCAGGAACACAGTTTGCTGCTGATAATTTAGCTTGCAAAACCGGATATCCTGGTGTTGAATTAGATGTTGCATCAGGTCAACCTGCGGAATTTACAATTCCGTATTGTGCACCTATGTCTCATTATTGTTTGACCTCTGGCGAAGGAACTATGGGAGATTTGTTTCTCACTGTTCTTTCACCATTGACAATTTCTGATGCTTCACTTTCTGTTTTTGCTTGGTTTGAAGACATTGATCTTCAACTCCCCACTGGCGTCCCAATGGGGGATCCACCTGCAACAAGGTATGCTATCGCTCCTCGTCAGAACGTTTTGTTTGAAGTTCCAACAGCATCACCTGCAGCTCCTGGTAAGGTTACATCAACCTTTTGGGGAAGTAAAACACTTGTTTGTGATGGTGTTGACAAAGCAATTGCAACTGAATCATTTGCAATTTTTCCAACACCTTTTAACACACCTGTCAGTTGCATAATGGTTCCAGTAGGAACAGTTTTTAAAGCTACAACTGTTCAACATCCAAATGCACCTGCTGAGTATAACATTGTTATTACAACTTTGCAAGGTTATACTGGTGTGCTTGGAACTGATATGTCTCAGTCAGGACCTGATAGTAACATTTCAATGACCATGATTCAAGGAGCAAATTCAATCATGGCTTATGAAGATGGTCACGAATATGTTACACCTTACTACCTTTTCTTGAATTACAAGTCAGATGCTGCTTATAGCAGTACTGCTTGTTCAATTCCTGGAATTCTTCAGTGTCCTGTTGACCAATACGTTCTGACAACTGACTTCTTTGTTGTTGTTGGTTATCGTATTGACTTCTATGGTCCAAACACTAAGGTGTCTTACAAGGTGAATAATGGTGAAGCTCTTGTTGAAATCAATTCTGCATCTCACCAACTTGCAACTTTTGCAACTTATTCTACACTGGATGATTGCTACGTTTCTGCAATTTTCAAAACAGACATCACAAAAACTGGCTACTTTGCTTTTTCTCAAGCAGATTCCAAAGATGAAGATGAATGGTATAAGAACTATCCACATGCTCAAATTTCTGAATCCGAACATCAAGCTATGTCTTCTCTAGTCACTTCTTCTTTGGGCAAAGTCATTGCTGCTTCAACACCAATGTTGGCCCCTCTCAAGACACCACTCTCTTGGCTTTCAAGGCTAGGAACTGCAGTTGCTGCTGGGTATTCCAAGCCAGTTGATGTTGAAAAACCAAGATGCATTTATAATGTGCCAGCAAAAGGATTTACACATGGGGAGGGTCCTGATAATTCTGTCAATCTTGGTGTCATACCCGATAATAGTCTCGCTGTGGAGTCTAATCTCTTCTCTACATCTATTGACGAACTTGATATTTCTTACGTCTGCAAGAAATCTTGTTTTCTCCGTTCTGACGCTTGGAGTACTACTTCAACTGGTCGTATTTACTCCTTGTTTGTTGGTCCCGGTATTTGTCATCTTAGTCAAGCAGGTTATGAGTCTACATTGCTCGCTTTTGCAACCTCAATCTTCCGATTTTGGCATGGTTCACTTCGATATAGAATCTCAGTTGCAAAGACAGGTTTTCATACAGGGAGACTTCGAATCTCATTTCACCCGGGAGCAATGTCAACATCTGCAGTTTATAATGCAGACAATGCGTACTCTTGGATTCTTGATTTGTCATCTTCATCAGAAATTGACATTGAAGTCCCTTATGTCACTCCAAAACCATGGTTGATCACAGATTTGACATCTGAAATTCTCGACAACCCTTATGGTCCTTCTCCCTCTGAAGCAGGTCCAGCAATTGAAGGTTCGAACAACCTCAATTACTTTACTGGCGTCCTCCAGATCGAAGTTCTTAATCAGCTTCGTTCCGCTGGTGCTGCTTCCAACAGTGTTGACATTTTGACATGGATTTCTGCAGGTGATTCTTTTGAATTAGCTGTGCCATCCTTTTCAAATTTCCGACCCTGTTCAAATCAGTATCCCACTTTTTCTCTTACGAGAGCAAAGCGGGATCTTGAGATGCAGTTTCCAGATGTCATTGAAGAAGAGCTAGAAGAAGATCCTAGCAACACACCTGCC